GTGATCCGGTCGTCGATTCCGTCAAAGATGTTGTCAAAGAAGGGCTTGTTGGCTCGGGTGACGCCGTCGGTCACATTCGGTCTGTTGTAGGCCATGAAGGTCTCCGGGAAAATAGAAACGCGGCGGGCGGGCCACTAGAGCCAGCCCGCCGCGCTGCGGTCAATGGATGACGAAGGCGTCCCCGACGGTGAGGCGGTCACCCACCACTGGGGCGCCACCTCCCGGCGGGTTCGTCAGTTTCCCGCGAAGCCGTGCTCGGCCTCGAGCGCCTTCCAGCCCGGACCGCAGATGATGGTCCTGACGGCGTAACCCGCGTCCTCGTCCACCTTGGCCCGGCCGGTGATGTTGTAGTCGATCGCGCCGTCCTGCGACCACGACTGCTCGCCGACTTCGGTGATGATGAAGTTGGGGCAGTACTTGACGATGTAGATCGCACGGTCGCCCTGGCCGTCGACGGTGATGAAGGCGGCGCGGTGGTAGATCACGTCCGGTGCGGTCGGATCGGCGAATGCGGTCTCGCCGGTCTGCGCGTCGGGGGTGACCGCGCTGTAGTCGGCGTTGTGGTACAGCTCGAGAACCTTGCGGTTGGTCTCCTGTGCCACGAAGTTCACCGTGGTGTTGCGCGAGATGATGTCGGTACGCGACGACTCGAGCAGGCCCCAGGTATCGACCTCGGAGACCTCGGTCTCCGGGGTGAAGGTCGGCGGGTTCTCCTTCGAGATCGCGCCGAGCGGCTCATGGCCTTCGGGCTTGTTGAAGACGATGGTCGAGGGCGGGCCCGCGGTGAACGTGGTCCACGAGGTCGGAACGGGAGCCGACCGCGGGGCGAAGAGGATTCCGCCGGCCAGGGGCTTGCGGATCAGGCTCTTCTTGATGCCCTGAATGTCGTTGAGAGTGGCCATTATTGCTCTCCTAGCAATTGATGGAAGTTGGTGTGGTGCCTCGTGCTCCGGCGAAGAGTTCGAGGTACTCGGCAGCTCGAGAAAGGAGTTTCAGATCCTCTTTAAGAAGTCCGATTGCCGTATTGCACTGGGAGCAGAGGAGTCCCCGCTTTTCCCCAGTTGCGTGACAGTGATCTACGTTCAGTTTCGAGTCGACGGGGGCGAGTTCGCAGATGGCGCATTTGCCGCCCTGTTCGACGAGCAGATCGTTGTACTCAGCGAGGGTGATCCCGTATCGCGCACGTAGTTTGCGGTCGGCATCACATTCTCGGCATTTGTTGTCGTAGCCATTCCGGCGCGACTTGTGGGCGTTGAAGTGGTCAATCGACTTCACTTCGCCGCATGCGACGCACCGTCCATAGGAAACGTCGCAGTCCGGACATAGCAGCAGGCCCTGTGTTCGTGAGCTTCTTGTCCAGGTTTTCCGGCAGTGCACGCAAGTGCGCTCTGTCGCTGTGGACATTAGAAACGAAGCGAGATCGGAATCCAGAAGGAACCTTCGACGAATCTGTTGTCAGGATCGAAGTCTGGCTCCAGTGCGCCGGCCTCGACGACCGAGGTCGGCTCGATGAGGACGGTTCCCAGGATTTCCCCGGCTTCGTTCCTCTGTATGACCTCGTAGGGCATGCCCTTGTTGAGGATCCTGGCGCTGACCTTGCGGTGAGTTGCCCAGGCCTCCTGCCGGTTTCGGCCAATGCTGACCGTGGTCATGAGGGCCATGTCGGTCATGCCTTCGTCATCGATACCGCCGGCGGGCAGGCGGTTCGTGACGATGATCGGGAGGATGTCGTCCCAGCCGGAAAAGTACTCACCGTTGGCTTCTGCCTCGGCGAACTCCTGCCACTCTGGGATGGCGGTGTCGGTGTATCCGAGGTCGGACAGGTGCTCCATGAGAAGCAGTTCTGCGTCGATGTCGTCCTCGGTCAACGTGCCTCCAGGGTTTTCACAATGCTGGCCCTACGGCGACTGTCGCCACCGAGGACGTGTTCAGCATTTCCACGCTTGCGGGCGCGACCCCTGACGCTTCTTTCGTATCTCTTAGCTACCGCCCTGGAATATCCACCGCCACGTTTGATCTCGGCCGCGGATCCAAACTCACGCGGGAGGCCGTGTCGTGCTGTGGTCCAGATCTCTCCAGCCCAACGATCCTTTTTGTCGCCACCAAGGCCAACTTTGCCCTGGACGCTTTTGAAGTTCTTCGGCTGATGCGGGCGGCTACGGCGACCCTTTACGACTCTTTTCGAATAGAGCTGTTTGCCGAGTTCTACCTTCTCATCAAGCATGCGCTTGATTGGGATGCTCTTCAAGGCATTTCCCACATACTCACGCTCGTGCTTGAATTCGAGGTGAATCCGTCGGACGGCCATTGTCAGCCTTCCGTGCGGATGAGCAGAACCATGGTGCGTGCGACATTTCCCGTGAGGCCGGATTTGCGTCCCAGAGGCTTTCCGTCGATGCGGTAGAAGAGTCCGTCTGGGAGCTTGATTCGATCCTGTGCCTGAAGGTCAGAACCTCTCGGCACCCATGCCTTGACGCGCACGGTGCGTTGATCTCGTAGGCGTTCGCCGGCGGCTTCGGTCTGGGTGTCGTCGTAACTGATTACGACGTCCTGAATCGTGTGCGACAGCTCTCGCTCTCGCTCACCCTTGGCGTGGCCACCGTGCTTTACGCGGCCAGTGGTCGTTTCGCGGTAGATTTCGATTTCTTCGCCGTACATCAGACGTCGCGTCCTGCGAAGGGGGCCGGTGCGACCCCTAGCATGCCGACCCGCCGGCGTCCTTCGCGGAATCGGGCCAGCTCGCGCATGGTGAAATGCAGTGTGCCGCTGGTGTCGACGCTTCCGCTTTGGAGCACGACCGACTGTTCCTCGATCTGTTCCCGGACAACGCCTCGTGGGTTGTTGTAATACCGGATGACCGCGGCGGCGACCGTGCGCTTGATGCGCTTGATCTCCTTGTCGGTGGCCGAGGTTTCCAGTCGTGGAAAGTACTCGAACAGAAGGTCTTCGGCGTCGTCGATCTGCTTCTCAACCCACTCTGTGGGTAGGGTGCCGTTCAGGTAGCGTTCCTGCACGTCCGATGGTTCGACGTAGATCGCCATCAGGATTCCTTGCTTGCAGCCCTCGTTCGCGGAGCGCGCTTCGGCTTCGTGGGGGCCTTGGCGGGCTCGGGTTCCGGCTCGGGCTCGGGCTTGGGTTCCGGCTCGACCTCGGGCTTGGGTTCCGGCTCGGGCGCCTCGTCCCACAGGCTGGGGTTCTTCGCCAGCACTTCTAGTGCCCAGTCGGGGATCTCATCCCCTGGGCGGACCCACTGAGCCTGCCCTTTCGGGCCCTTGGCGTAGACGTTCTTGATCAGATTCATATTGATGCTCTCCCCGTTGGCGTGGGGCCACCCAGGGCTGATTAACCAGCCCTGGGTGGCGATGGCGGTGGTCAGCCGTTGACGTCGGCGACCATCAGCGCCTTGGGGTTGTTGAGGATCGGGAGGTTGATCGAGTCAACCAGCGCAGCCTCCTGGAAGGGCGGGCCCGACTTGATGACCACACCGACCAGGCCGGGCATGTCCGAGAAGGACGAGTCGGTCTGCGCGGCGTTGAGCAGCTCCATGGCGGTGGCCGAGACACCCCAGTAGGTGTTGCCCAGGTCTGCGTAGTTCTGGGGGACGAAGACGACCTTGCCCTCCGGGATGACGCGCTGGCCGTTGATCATCTGGTCGTAGACCGCGACGATCGGGGGCAGGTCGAAGGCCGAGAGGGCTGCGTTGACAACCTCATTCGACACGAACCGCGGTCCGTTGCCGACGTCGAGACCGGCCGCGGCGCGGATCTCCTTGCTCGCGCGGAGCGCACCCATGGTCTTGCGGGAGACGATCTGACCACCCGGGGCCTGGCCGTAGCTGTTGGCGTAGACCTCGGTCCAGGCCAGCTCGTCCTCGATCGGGCGTGCGTCCTCGGCATTGGCCCAGGGGGTGTCAGCGGCGACGAAGTGAGAAGCCGGGACACCGAAGTCGGCCTCGGTGAAGACGCCATTCTCGGCGACCGTCACACGGCCGGTGCTCAGGAGCTTTCCGCGGTAGACCTCGACGGCGTTGCGGATGTTGATCACGATCTTCTCGAGGTCGTTGTAGATCGCCTCGACGATCGCAGCATCCGAGCCGCCGCTCTGGCGAACCTTCTCGAGCTGCAGGCGTTCGTATTCGCCCTTGCCGCCCTGGAGGCTCATCGGCAGCATCTCGATCTGGCGGACCGAGAAGCCATCCCGCTTGATACGCGGGATGTTGCCGTCGTACGACCGGTAAGGCGCGGTCGAGCTGGTCAGTTCGACGTCGGTGACCTCGACACGGGTGTCTTCGATCGGCTTGTCCGGCAGGAACTGGGAGAGGATGTTGCCGGCGGGGTCGGGAACCCGGCGGACGAACGCGGTGGCCGCATCCGGGTGCACCGGCGCATTGAGAATGTTGGTCATTGGTGACTACTTTCTAAGTGGTGGGTAGACGCCGGATCAGAAGAACTTGAACCAGGCGGCGAGGTCGGCCTTGCCGGCGTCGTCGATCGGCCGCGGCAGCTCGTCCTCCTGGATGGCGCCCGGGCCGTACCACAGGGCCACGACGCTCTCACCCTGGCCGTCGACCACGTCGGTGTGGGCCCAGAGGAACCCGGCGCAGGTCTCACGACCGTCATCGGCGGTGGCGTCATAAGGCCCGTAGCGGCCGGTGGCGGTGATCTTGCCCAGCGGTTCGCCCGAGCGGACGAACCCGTCGGCGAAGTGGGTGCCACGGGTGAACTTGCTCAGGTCGAGGGTGACCGATGCACGACCGGGCTGGAGGCTGATGTCGGCGTAGACCCAGGCCTTGTGGTCGGACTTGACGACCCGGGTGACGCGAGGTGCAATGGAAGTCATAGGATTTGGTCCTTAGTTGGTGTTGGTGCCGTAGCGACGGGCGGCGATCTCGGCGCCCTGCTTGGCGTGGTCAACGCGCTCCTTGCGGCGGTTCTGGAACTGGCCGACATTGGGGAACTGGTGCTGCTGGTTGCCCTGCGCCGGCGGTGGGGTGCCGTAGATGGCCTCGAGGTAGGCCGAAACCTTCTCGCCGTCGACCATCTGGGTTTCGGCGTCGACGAAGTTTTTGATCGCGATCCCGTTGATCCAGGTGTTCAGCGCGGCTTCGTCCTTGATGTAGACGTGTGCGAACCCGCGGAGCTGGGTTTCGTGCAGGCGCGGCAGGTAGAACTCGCGTGCTGCCTGCTCACCCTCCTGGCGCGCGGCCTCGACGGCCTCGGCGAGGCGCTTCTCGTCTTCGGTCTGGGTCTTGCCACGGAGCTCAGCGAGCTCTGCCTCGAGCTTCTGGATTTCCTCGGGGGACTTGGTCTTCTTGAGCTCGTTTTCCTTCTTGCGCGACTGACGCTTCCAGTACGCAACCTGCTCCTGGATCGACATCTCTGCGATCGGAGTCTCGGCGGGGTACCCGAGGCTCTTGCCTTCGTGGTCGACCGCCCAGGGCTTGCCGTTGGAGGTCTCGGTCTCCGACGAGTCATTCGGATCGTCATCCCCACCCTGATTCGGATCCCCGCCCGGGTTGG